GTGCTGTCCACATAATCGTCATGTTCTCCATGAGGAAACGCTGCACATTCTTCAATTACTTCATGAGCAAAATGCTCGTCTCTTGGATAGTAAACTTGTTCAGATTCAAATATGGGTGCACACGCATTAACCCTTGAGTGTTTATCTTGGCCACGTCCTGGAGTGTAATCCATAACAGGAATTCCCATTCTTCTAAACTCTTGTAATAAACTTTGTCCACTTGCTTTAGCTTCAATGATTACAGTTTCAGGTTGCCAATATTTGTATTGATCTAGAGCCACCATTTTTAATTCTGGAAAATCATATTTCCCTTTGATTGCATCAATTAACATTATAGCATCAGGCCCTGATTCGCGGGGCGTGAATATTCCCCATGTAGTAATAGCTGAGTAATCCGCAGTTTCTTTTTTACTAAACGCAGTATCGTATGATTGTATAACATGTTTTAAAACTGGCATGTCTCCTTTCCATGGCTGCCACCATTCTCGTTTTAGAATGGCTCCTTCTTCTGAAGTTGGATTCTGCATGTATTGAGCTGACCAATTACGTATGGATAATGACGCCTTAACTTTTTCTAATTCATCTAGAGCCCAATATTCAGGCCACACGGGCCTCGGCTCACTGTCCTCGTCTAAGATGGCAGGAAAAGAAATTTTTTCCCACTTGTCTGCTTTAGGTTCAGTTTCTGCTTTGATAAGTCTACCAGTCAAATCATCTTGAGCCCACCTTGTCATTACTAAAACAATTGAGCCTCCTGGTTGCAAACGTTGTCTTGGTCCTGAAAGATACCAATCATAAGTTCTCTCCATAGCAGAATCAGATAATGAATCTTGTTCTGTATGTGGATCATCGATAATAAGTAAGTCCGCCCCTCGTCCTGTGATAGAACCGCCAACCCCCGCTGCAAAGTATTCCCCACCATGATTAGTCTCCCAACGTCCTTTAGCCTTACTATCTTCTCTAAGTCTAACATCTCCAAAGATTTGTTTATACTCTGGACTGTCAATTAAATTTCTTACCTTAGCACCAAACCTCGCAGATAGTTCTGCGTTGTGAGACACTTGCATAATTTTCATCTTAGGAAACTTCCCTATCATCCAAGCTGGAAAATAGATTGATGCAAATTCTGATTTAGTGTGCCTAGGAGGCATATTTACAATGAGCCTTCCTTTTTTATGTGTAGATATTTTTGTGAACTCATGTGCAATATGTTGGTGATGTCCCCAACGATTAGGATCTTTATCAGTACGGCAAATAAAATCTGGCCAAACATTCTTAACAAAATATAAGAAGTTATCTTGGCATAATTTTATATGTCTTAACCATACTTT